AGCTGATACGGAGGTTTTATTTACTGTTTCTGATTCAGGGCCTTCTAGTTTTGCATACTCATTAACAGCATCATCTTTCATTAAATCAGGTGGCACATCCTCCCAATTCCTAAAAGCAGATGGTAGTGTAGATAATAATACCTACCTAACAAGTTTGAGTAGTTTATCAGCAGGCAGTGGTTTAATCGGTACTGCATATAATGGCAGTGCTGCACAAACTTTTAGAGTAGACACTGGCAGAGCAGCAGCACAAATTATCACTGGTGGCTCACTAAATAAAGTGAGAGATAGTATTGTAAATCTTATTCCTACTAGTACTCCAACTGCAGGGTATTATACTCCAACAATTAGCGGTACTGTAAATATCACATCTAGCACAATGAATGAATGCAGGTGGACTAGGATAGGTGATATTGTTACAGTTAGTGGATCAGTTTTAATTTTACCAACTACCATCTCTAGTAACGTAAGCTTTCAGATTACACTTCCAATAGATACAGAACATCCATCTACTTATGAATTAAGTGGGGTAGGTTCTGCTACTGAATTAGCAATAAATAAATTAGTTAATATCACCGGATTAACTTCTAGTAATACTGCTGCATTTAATTATGTAGCATCACAAAATAGTGCATCAGATACAGTATCATTTATGTTCACTTACAAAGTAATCCCATTATAAAAAATCAATCATGAAAAAACTACTATCAATCTTATTCGTATTCATTGCATTTAATGCATCAGCACAAAAATTAGATACTGTAAAAAATGCTATTCTAGTGCAACCGGTTGTAATTGATGCATTAATGAAAGACACTGTTTTTCAATTAAAGTGGGAGGCATTTGGATTAAAAAGAAAAGATACTACAGGCTGCAATACCTATGTACAAATGTTTGATAGGAAAGGCAAACAAGTAAGAGAGAGAAATATTCCTATCCCATACTCAGTAACATCTGTATGGTTAGATGATGTAGTAATTGACAATTACATCCTTACATTTTTAGGTCTTCAAAAAAAGTAATCTAAATCAAAAAATACATCATGAAAAAACTACTATTTATCTCAGCATTATTATTTGCAGCAACCACATTTGCCCAGGAGAAGCCAAAGCCTGATTATAAAGTAGCTGCAGAGAAAGCCAAAGCAGCAACTGATTTACAGTTTGGCATCTCATCAAATCTTGCAACTGCAAAAGGTGATACTCTCACCATTGGAGATGCTGCAAAGTTTATTGTAATAAAAGATAGAATCTATCCAGTAGCAGCTTTCACTCAATCAGTACCGGTATTCTTATCAGCAGATGCATGGGGTGCAGTATTGGAAATCATTAACAGTAGAGATTATGGTAAAATACCAGCCACTACTATAGGCCAAATCATTCAAGCAATAGGCCAACAAATACCCAGAAAAGAAAACCAATAAACTCAGTAGCAATGGCTGAAAGAGAGCAAATCAAAAGAGTGGGTATCACCATAGGAGAGCTTATAGGTGCAACCATAGCAGTGATTATTTCTATCTCCTCCTATTGGATCAGTACAGAGAGAAGATTAACCATCCTGGAAGCACAGATGAAAGAGGAGCAGGCGGCAAAAGCAGAATTCAAGCAGGATATGAAAGAGCTAAAAAATGGCATCCAGCGTATTGAATTACTACTAAAAGATAAAGCAGATAAAAAGTAAAAGGACAAGCTGCAAACTCAATAAAATCAAGCGTTTTATTGTCCTTTAAAAAGGCATTTGGAGAGTGTAGGTTTGTATCTGTTAAAAATAATTTTCACCACATGGGATCAATCAAAGTTTTATTACAAGCAATTAACCGGCCCTGGTTTATTGATCCAGTAGCAGCAGAGAAATATGCAGCAGTGGTAGATAATATTTTTGCAAAAGAGGGATCAGATATTTGGTTAAACGAATTAGTTAAACCGGTATCTGCAGATTTCGTTTTTGCAATAGCCCCATCCCAATCATCAGTAGGCAGCTTTACTGATGCCCCCCCAGGATCGGTGGCATTGATCAATCTTTCAGGAGCAGTGATGAAATATGATTATTGTGGAGCACCAGGTACCCAGAGCATAATGGGTATGATAGATGCAGCCAATCAATCACCTAATATTTCAGCTATCATTTTACAGATAGATAGCCCTGGAGGATCAGTGGATGGCACAGCACAATTAGCCAATAAAATTAAGAGCAGCAGTAAACCAGTAGTAGCATATGTAAATGGGATGATGGCCTCTGCAGCTATGTGGTTTGGCTCAGCAGCATCATACAGGATAGCATCAAGTGGCACAGATATGATTGGATCAATCGGTACCATGTCCTCCTGGAGAGATAGCAAAAAGCTAATGCAATCAGCAGGAGTAATCACTCATGAAGTGTATGCCACAAAATCTACCAAAAAGAATATTGAATCCAGGGCAGCATCAGGAGATGAGCCTAATTATCAGCCATTGATTGATAATATTTTGGATCCAATGAATGAGCAGTTTATTGCAGCAGTAAGAGGCAATATCAAAAATGTAAATGAGGAAGTATTTACCGGGGCTATTTATTTGGCAGATAAAGCCAAAGAGATGGGCCTGATTAATCAAATAGGTACACTGGGAGATGCTGTTAATAAAGCACTACAGTTAGCCACCAAAAATCAAAAAACAGCTATGGAACAAAATCAGCGTTTTGCAGCAACATTAGCAGCAACAGGTGCAGAATCATTTGAGATGTTGAATGAGGGCATTTGGCTAACAGAGGCACAATTAGAGGGGATTGAAACTGCTTTAAATACATCAGCCACTGCATTACAAACAGCCCAGGATAATGTAGCAACAGTGCAGGGTAGCTTAGAAGAAATGAGCACTCAATTACAAACAAATGCAGATGCATTAACAGCAGCTCAAAATCGTATTCAAGAATTGGAGGCAGGAGTAATTACTCCAGCAGCACCGGCAGCAGGAGGAGATCCAGCAGGTGGAGAGCCAAAGGGATTTGATAAGTTCAAAACATCAGTGGATGCAGAGGCAGAAAAATTAAGAGCAATCTATAATTCATAAAAAAAAGCAAGCAATCGTGAAGCCAGCCCGGTACCGTAAATGGATCGGGCTTTGGCAGCGAAAGCAATTAAAAAAATAAAAATTTAAGACAATGGCAAATCCAGATGTATCAGCAATCGCCTCCTCTTTTGTAGAGTTTGGTGGTGATATTTTTTCAAAGAAAGTAGTAAACTGGAAGCTCAGAGAATTGGGTATCCAGGTACGCACAAACGTAAATGCACCCCAGCCACTTACTAAGTTGAGTGCTGTAGGCGGCCCACGCCCATATGCCACCGGTGATAATACATCTGGCAATGGAGTAAAATATACTGATCGAGTATTAACTGCTTATCAGTCTAAATGGGATCATGATTTTGATCCAGAGGAATTCCGTAACACTTACCTGGCTACTATGGCTTTGGAGGGTGTAGGATTTGCTCAGGCAGCAAATGAGCAGATAGCAAAAGAATACCTAGCAGCTATCATGAATGATGTGCTTTTATTAGGTGTAAGAAATGGAGCAGGTACCACTGCAGCAGCAATTGCTGATGGATGGGGTACTATTATTGCAGCAGAGATTACTGCAACCAATATCACTCCAGTTGCAACAGGTGCATTAACCACAGCAAATGCAGTAACCAAAGTAGAGGAAATGGTAGCAGCATTCCCTACCTGGATGAGAGAGTATGAAACTCCAATAATCATGTATTGCTCTTATGCCACAATGGATAAGTATGTAGCACACTACAGAACATTAAATGGCTTTAAGTTAGATACATCTGTAAAAGGAGATTATGCTTTAGATGGTAAGAATGCCATTTTGCGCCCAGCATCTTTCATGAAAACATCAGGCCGTATTATTGCTACAGTTCAAAACAACTTAGTATTTGGTACCAACATTGAGCAGATTCAGGTAGCAGCATCAGTTCGCAGAAATGTGATTGAGAGCAGACCAATGATGCCAGTAGGATGCCAGATTCAAGATTTGGATGCATTGGTTGTAAATGATCAAGCGTAATCATTTTAAATAATTAGAGCAGGAGTTTGACCAATCGGCATTTGCCACTTACTCCTGCTCTCTTAAAAAAAGTATATGGCTCAATTAAGATTAGTATCAGTTGAATTATTAGATGATAAATCATTCGATACTTTAACTAAAGCAATTGCTAAAAATCCAGAACTGGCAGCTCAGGATGTAGTTTACTTAATGCAAGAAAACAAACAACTCCACGAGGGCTTTGATGCCTTAAAGCTAGAGCATGAAGCATTGGCTAAAATCAATGCAGAGCTGCAGGCACAAATCGAAGCTGGCCCAGGTGCAGCAGTAGTAGTAGCAAAGCCAACTTTAAGTGATAAGACTTTCACCCAGAATAAAAAAGAGTATGGGTTTGCATATCCACAGCTCCGATTTGAGGGTGCCATAATCACAGCAGATGATGTAGTAAAAGACAAGAAGCTGCAGGAGAAGTTGGTGGAGATGGAAAGTGGTTTTATCAAATTAGTGTAAAAAAAACTTTAACCCTTTTAACAGAATACAATGTCAAACTTGTACAAGAAATTCACCAAAACCGAAGCAGCGGTAAACAGAGATGGAGGTTATAAACCAAAAATCTTTTTTTGCCCTATTGATACATTCTTAGCAATCCAAAAGCCAACTGCATCACCAACTGCATTGGGAGATACTAAGAAGATCACCACAGCCCACACATTTACCTCTCCTGCAGGATTCTTTAGCTTGTATGCAAAAGATCATTCTGTAAAAACCAAATCTACCTCAGTAGGTGATGATGGTGTAAAGCAGATAGAGCATGAATTTGAGGTGATTGTAACTGGTGATAGTGCAGAACACTTAGAGCAGTTTGAGGCAATGCTGAATGATGATCTAATGATTTTGCTAAAGGATCAAGATTGCATTAATGCAACCGATCATGTGCAGTATGGAGATGAGTGCTTAACCCCTACATTAAGCATAGAGTTTGATTCTGCAGATACCAATACAGGAGTGAAGTACTACAAGATCACTGGTAAAATCAGAGGCCATAAGTATTTCTACACTGGTACCGTAACTGAGAAAACAGTAGCATAATCATCCTTTAAATAATCAGTATGGAAACTAAGCCAATTACCCCAAAGGCATCAGAAGCCAAAACACCAACCCCTGAATTCTTTAAGAATCCAGAGGTGAATGCAAAGTACCTGGCACCAATGGGAGCAGATAGTGTTATCCATATACCGGGCAAATACAGTGGCCACTTATCAGGTATATCACTTGAAGTAGCAGCAGCCCTGGTAGCCATGAAAGATAACCAGGTGGAGGAGAAAAAATAACCACACAAAGAAAGCTAAGTAAAAAGCTCTGCCATCACCGGTGGAGCTTTTTTTAAATCAACCATATCATGTTAGCTGTAGATCAAGAAAGGGTTAATCGAATTATCCAGGAGAAAACCAAAATGCTCCCAGCAGCATTGGTGGCAGAGCAGGGCAAATATGGTATGCAGCACTCCAGTAATGGTATCAGTAAAGTAAAGGCCACCACTAGAAAGCGTGATGGTATGATCAATAAAATATCTCTGGTATTTAAACGATCAGGAATCTACAGAGAAAAGGGAGCAGGTAAAGGGCAGGGAGGAGCTAAAGGATCTAAATGGGTAAACGCAAAAGGCCAACAGAAAACCACAAATCCCAATAGTTTAAATAAGCAAGGCACCGGTAATAGACAGCCAGCACCCTGGTTTAATCCAGTAGTAGAAAAATTTGCAGATGAGCTTGCACAGGAGCTCTTAGATGAGTTTGTAGAAATTGCATTTAACAATTTAAAAATCAAATAATGGCTCAGAATAATACCACAAATACAGGCAGGAGTATTTACCTAGATACAACAGCAGCACAAACGGCCCTCACTAAACTCACAGAAAAAAGTGAGATACTTACAAGACAGATCCAGGCAGGAGAGAAAGCAGGTAAGAGTATGGGTACAGAGATTGCTAAGCTATCAGAAATCAAGGGTAAAATTACTGAGGTACAGAATGTATTAGATAAGGGATTGAGCCCATCATTAAGAGAGCAAGAAAAGCTGGTAAAAAAATTGAGGGTAGAGTTAAGAGGGATGAGCTCAGATGCAGAGGGATTTAATCAAAAGAGAAAAGCATATATAGCAGCTACTGGTGATTTAGAAAAGTTGAGAGGAAAGGTAGGTGCAGTATCACAGGCCAATAATCAATTAGGAGGTAGCTTTTTAAATTTCACAAAGAATGCAGCAGGCATTGCACTAGCTACTGTAGGAATACAGGGGCTATTTAGCGTACTAGAGGGCTCAATAACCGAAGCAACAGAGGCAGAGGAATCAATGAGCAGGTTAAAGAATACACTGGCTAATATTGGCAGAGAAGATGCACTGGAGAGATTAGTAGAAAAGAGCAATGAACTTGCACAATCATTTAAGTTTTTAGATAATGATGATATCAATGGAGTTTTCCAAAAGTTAATTACTTATGGTAAATTAACTGAAAGGCAGATAGGTGATGTAACAGAGGTTATTATCAATTTTAGTAAGAAAAATAAAATATCATTAGAGGAAAGTTCATCAGTAATTATTAAGGCCCTGGAGGGGTCAGGTAAAGCTCTTAAAGAGTATGGTATTAATATTAAAGATGGCGGAGATGTAACAGAAAGATTTGGCATAATCATGAACGATTTAAAGCCAAAAGTAGATGGGGCTGCAGATGCATTTGGAGAAACTTTTGCAGGGAAATTGGCCATAGCAAGACAATCAATTAAAGACACTCAGGAAGAGATTGGAGGTAAACTTATTCCTGTTTTAGCATCATTATTAAAAGCTACTTCTGAAAGCGTAACTGGTTTATTTGATTATTTTGAGATGCTAAAAAATTCTTTTTTTCTAGGTGGTGGGCCACTCGGTAATGCCGGTGCTTTAGCTATTAATAATGCTAAACAGATTGCTGCTGGTAAAGCAGAAGCAGATAAAAATCAGATTAATAATATCATTAAAAGTTATGAACGTGATGCAAAAGGCAGAATGAGAACTGCTGCAGAAATACTTACATCATTGGGGCAAGAGCAGGAATTTAATTTACAACAGATTGCATTAAAAAGACTTTCTGGGGATATCCAGGGGGAAGCCATCTACACACGAGCAAAAGATCTTACCATAAAGGCCATTGAAAAAGTAAAGAAAGATTTTAATCCAGAATTAGATAAAGTATTGGGTAGTGGTGATAAATCTAAGCCAGATGATTCATTCCAAAAGGAGTATGATAAAATGCGGAAAGATTTTGAAACTCTCATGGGAGTGCTTAATCAAACTGCAAAGCTGTTAGATCTATCTCCAATGGAGCAGGAGTTTTTAAAGATCAATGATTTACTAGCAAAGCAATTAGAGGAGATTGATAAACTACAAAAAGCTGGAGCCATCTCAGCTAAAGAGGCAGTTAATGCAATTGCTCTAGCACAGCAAGCAGCTACAGTATCATCAGGACTAGCATTTGATAAAGATGCAAAAGCACGAAGATCAAAAAACAGTGTAGCTACAGTAGTTTCATTTGCTGATTTTTTAGCTAATCAAACAACTAATACACCTGCAGATAAAGAGTTAAATGATACAAGTACACCATCAGCAGTATCAGCATTCAATAGAGATAAATTAGCTGGGTTACAAAACAGTGTAACATTAGCTGGCAATTCAAAAGAAAGAATGAAAGCACAGTTAGCATTGCTTGAACAAGAAAGAGCAATGGAGTTAGATAATGCAGAACTAACTGAGCAGGAAAAATTACGGATCAATTTAGAATATAATGAGAAGAGAAAATTAATTGAGGAAGAACATCAAAAGACAATCTTTACAGCTATTACAGATGCTATAAATTTTGCTCAGGCAGCATTAAGCATTTTAAGCCAGATTGATCAGGCACGAACTAATATGGAGAATCAAGCTCTAAAACGTGATATTGCCAATAACGATAAGCGTAAAAGAGATTTGGAAATGACTGCCAAAAAAGGTTTGATATCTCAGCAAGAGGTGAGAATCCAAACTATTAAAATGGATCAAGAGCTGGATGATAAAAAACGAAAATTAGAAGCACAGCAATTTGAGAGAAGTAAAAAAATACAAATAGCACAGGCATTAATGAATGGAGCTTTAGGTATTACTCAGGCATGGGCATCCCCTGGATTCCCTGCAGCCATTGCAATAACTGCACTAATAGCAGCACAAACAGTTGCACAAATAGCGGTGATTAGTTCTCAAAAGCCACAGTTTGCTCATGGTGGTATCTTACCTGGGCCATCCCATAGAGAGGGAGGTTTGCCAGTAGTAAATCCTCGAACTGGTCAAGCAGTAGCAGAGGTAGAGGGTGGTGAGTTAATCTTATCCAAAAAGTTTGTTCAATCTAATCCATCACTGGTGCCAACATTACTACATGCATCAAAGCAGGGGCAGCGGTTAATGTTTTTAGAAAGGCAGTACCAGGGCATCAATTATGCAGGGCTCTCTAGAATGAAAACAAAGTATGCAGATGGAGGTATTTTTAATTCAACCGGTAATAATCCCACACCTGCATCTATTGTACCAGGTACAGAAAGGATGGAGCAAATTTTAGAGGCATTAATACAAAAACTAGATGAGCCATCAATTGCAATTATTTCACAGAATAAAATAGATCAGGCAGCATCTACCAGAAATAAAATCATATCTGATGCAGCATTTATGTAATGCTTAACTGCTTTTATTGTCCTTTTTGCAGTATGGTATATAGAGCAATTTTATGCTATGGATTTTAATGATAGCATACTGTTTAAAGATATGATTACCTACATGGATAGTGGGCAGCCATTCTCTATGAGCTTTGTTACTTACGATAAAAAACGTAAGCGAGGAGGAGAATGGATCAATATCAAAAGTGCAGTAAAGCTCATGGCACCAGAGAAGCAGCAGAAAGCCATTGAAGCAGCACAGCCAACCTTTACAATGGTTAGCAAAAACCCAAAACATTTTGAAAATTCAACTAGGAATATCAAACTCCAGAATGGATCAGTTAGGAAAATTCATATCCGATTGGTTCGATTATTCAACAATAAAAAAGTGATTTAATGGTACAGCTAGTGGATGGCATAGGATATAGCTCTAAAGCAGTTTTCATGAGTGAGGGAATGTATGGTGGCACAGATGGCAAATCTGAGGCTGTTACATTACCATCACAGCAGGATAAACTTACTCAGGGCCCCTGGGCATTATGGGGTGCTGATAATAAATTGCCCATCACTTTTGCAGATCATATTGAAAACTGTGGGGTATTATCTGCAGCACTAGATGCCAAAGCAAGAATAGCAACCGGCAAAGGTGTACAGCCATTTACCATTGAAAATATTTTACCTGATGGCACAGAGGAATTAAAATGGGTGAATGATGCAGAGATCAATGAATGGCTAGAGGAGAATCAATTATTTGATACTCACCTAGATTTTTCATTTGATAAAAATGGATATGGCTGGAGATGTGGTTCATACATGCTAAATGTAAAAAGAGATAAGATAAAACGAATCCACAGAAAAGATGTGTATGAGTGTAGACTGCAAAAGAAATCTACTAAAGGCATCATTAATAGTATTTATATGTGTGCTGATTGGCCTAATAATTCAGCAGCATTTAATAAAAATGAGCATATCCAATTGCCAGCACTCATGGAGGGATTTGAGCTGCATGATTTAAATGGCAGAGCAGGTGGCTTTGAGTTTGCATTTATAGATCGTAAGCGGAGAAATGGTAGGCAGTATTATCCAATGCCATTATGGTATGCAGCACAGGAATGGGTGAAGCTTGCAAGATCAGTACCAGGTCATAAGAACACCCAATTTAAAAGACAGATTCAGCTGCAGTATGTAGTAACCATCAGTCAAAAGTATTGGGAGAATTTATACCAGAACTGGGGCACTATGGAGATAGCAAAAAAGATGGAGATAGTAAATGCAAAGTATGATGAGATTGATAGTTGGTTATCAGGATCAGGCAATGCTTACAAATCATTATTCTGTTTCTCTTATGTAGATCCAGTTACCGGTAAAGAAGTGAAAGATATTCAAGTGGAGGCCATTGATGATAAGGTGAAAGATGGAAAGCTCCTGCCTGATTCAGCAGCAGCCAACAGTGAAATATTATTTGCATTAATGGTAAACCCTGCACTCATGGGAGCAGGACAACCAGGAGGGCCATACAGCTCCAATGCAGGAGGATCTAATGTGAGAGAAAGTTATTTAGTACAGATGATGTTGCTAGAGGAGGAAAGAAAAATGAATCTCACCCATCTCAATACAGTGAAACGCTATAATGGCTGGGATAAAAAATTTGATAAGCCATTGGTATTTAGAATTCAATCCGGATTACTTACCACACTAGATACAGGTAAATCCACTAAAAATGAAATGCTTTAAGCCATGCCTATAATATCCACCATCACCACGTTTAAAAAATATTTGAGAGTAGCATATACCTCAACTACAGAGAATGGTTTGCCCAATATGGTGAGGGCAGATAGAAAGTACCTGGTACCAGTATTAGGACAATCAGTGTATGATGCATTAATGGCAAAAGTTACTGCAGGAAATACCGACTGGGCCACACTATTAGATATTTGCAGGAGCTATGTAGCACCTATGGCCATGCTTTTAGATTTACCATCTAGGCAGGTGCAGATAACAGATAGTGGAATAAAAAAAACCACCTCCACTGATTTAGATAATGCATTCAGATGGGAATACTTAGAGTTAAAGAATGCACTAGAAACACAGGCAGCAGAGGCATTAGATGAATTGTGGGAGCACCTATTTGTAAGTGGTTCTACTTATTCCTGGAGTGCTACCAATATACATGGCACCATCATTAAAACAGCTACAGAGTTTAAAAAATATTATCTACCACTGCAGCACTCATACAGATGCTTTGCAGCCATGCAACCGGTAATGGTAAGTGTACAGGATCAAATAGTACATGATGCAATTACTAAAGAGTTTTTTATTGATCTCAGAGATAAAGCAACCCCATCTAATGAGGAGAAAGTAGCCATAGAGTTACTTAAAAAAGCAGTAGCCTATCTCACCATCATGGCATCTACAGAGCAGCTATCTGTTAAGATTTCTGGCAATGGATTTACAGTGCTTATGCAGGATGCAACAGATGCACCATACAAAGGCGAAACAGCAGCACCAGGAGATAACCTAAGCCTGCTCAGATCATCATGTGAAAAGATTGGGCAGGGGTACATGCAGCAATTAAAACGCTATCTGAATGATACGGCCACAGCATCTATAATGCCACTGTATTTCAACTCATCAAAATATGTAGCACCAGGCACAGTAACAGATAGCCCTAACAAAAACAGAAACGGAGTATTTGCTCTATAAAAATCAGGTATGGAAATTTTAGTAAACAGGAGAACAAAAACCAAACTCAGTACCATCAGTGATGTAACCATAGATGGAGTATTTTTTTGCTATGGCTTAGAGGATGTAGATAGAGGGCTAAAACAATCTGATGATATTGATGTGATCAAAACAAAAAAAGTATTTGCACAAACAGCCATCCCTGCAGGCAGGTATGAGATCATCATTAATTTCTCCAATCGATTCCAACAGTACATGCCACTGCTTTTAAATGTGCCAGGCTTTGAGGGAGTGAGAATCCACCCGGGCAATAAAGCAGCGAACACTGAGGGCTGCTTATTACTGGGCCAAACAGAGGGTGCTGATTTCGTTGGCAATAGCAGATTAGCATACAGATCATTTCTACCAAAGCTCAGGGCTGTAGAAAAGAAAGAGAAAATCTTTATCACTTTTAAATAAACAAACATGCAACAAGCAAGCAACAAAGGATGGATCACCACTTTAATTGGTATTGTATATGCAATGCTCATTTTATTTCTGCAGCAATTTACAGCAGGTAGCATTGATGTAATTACCATCCTGGAAGCAGGAGCAGGTATTCTGTTTGGATTAAAAGCAGCAGACAATTTAAAAGCTCAGGGGGCTTATGAATTATTGGTACTGCAGTGGAGAACCACACTAATGGGAATCCTAACAGGAGCAGGAGCATTACTGTTTACTTATTACAAAGCAGCAGAGCCCATCACATTATTGGTAGTATTTAAAGCAGTAGGAGTAACACTGTTAGGAATGATCTCAAAAGATAGCCAACCTAAATAATATGATAACCATCAAATTCAGCTGGTATAAATTATTGATTGCAGTAGTACTAATTACTGCAATCGTTGTATGCACATTCAGAGCATGCAACCATACTCAGCCTGCACTCACATCCTCTGCCCCAGGCAAGGTAATACCCAAACAAATCCCGATTACCTACAAAGGCAAATCTGGTACAGTTCATACTGAAATAAAAGTGGTGCAGGCTGAGCATGATGTATGGTTAGAGGAATACTACCAGCATTTATTAAAGGAGGCCAGAGATAGTTTAAAGCTCAAAGAAGCAGAACTAAAAGAAGTGGTAGCAGCATCACTCTACACCAGTGGAGCAGTCAAAATCTCCATTAAGAGAGATACGGTAAGAGTGCATGATACTTTATACCCGGCACAGGTATTCAAGTACCAGAATAAGTTTATTAACCTGGTAGGCAGAATTGAAAATGATTCAATGGATCTAGGGTATAAAACATTTGATAGCTTAACCTTTGTTACCTACACCAAAAAGAAAAACTGGTTTGCAAAAAAAGAGCTCTACTTAAATGCATTCAGTATGAATCCCAATGCATCCATCAAAGGATTGCAATCGGTTAAGATAACAGCTCCAGCACCTAAATGGGCAGTAGGCATTACTGCAGGGTATTATTTCAATGGGCAGGTGTTTGTGCCAGGAGTAGGCATAGGCATTACAAAAACACTTATTAGATGGTAACACTACTCTACAATAATAAAGAGTACACCATTGCCAGTGAGTACAATGAACTTACAGGCATGCAGCTAATTAAGTTAGCACCACTGCTAAAATCAGTAGTAAAGGATGATCTGCTGGTAAAATTGCAAGTGCTGAAAGTGCTAATGAATGTAAGCACCTCAGCTTTTTATTTTATGAGTTTAGATTTAAGGGAGAGAGCTCTGGAGCATGTAGAGTGGGTATTCGAAAAAAATACACTTACCAAACAATTGCTCCCAGAGATAGATGGATATCATGGCCCAAAAACATGCTTTGATAATTTAACCCTGGAGGAGTATCACTGTGCAGAAATCTTTTACTCAGACTTAATAGCAGATGGAGATGCAGATGCATTAGATAAATTGGTGGCAGTGTTATACCGGAAACAAAAGAGCCTATTTTACAATCAAGAAAAGGATCCTGCAGGAGATATAAGAAAGCCATTCAATGAGCATGAGATAGACTACTGGGCAAAGAAGATCAGCAAGTGGCCCACTGACACCAAACAAGCCATTCTGCTTTGGTATGATGGATGTAGACAGCATTTGATATCACTTTATGCTGCAGTATTTACTCCCACTCAACCAACCACTGAGCAGGCCGATACAAAGGGCATGTTTGGGGTAATGAGGCAAATAGCAGATGGCAATAAGTACGGACAATTTGAGCACGTTAAAAAACTAAATATTCATACTGCATTGCTAGAGATGGAGCAGCTGATTAAAGAAGCAGCAGAGGCAAATAAATTATCCCAATCATGAGTAAGTACATCAGTAGAACAGCCTATTTTGAAGCGCTAGCAGTTGCAGATCCAACCATCCAGCACACAGCCACTATTACAGTGGATGGAGAGGCAGTGGTAAGAAATTCGTTTATCCAGGTATCATCAGACCAGGATACATTAAATGCAGATATGATCAATGGATTGCACTATCCATTTGTGGTACAGGCAGGATTTACTGCAGGCTTAACAGATCGAGATTTGGATATCAGAAACCAATACCAGAACAGGCTGCAGTTTTTAACTAAAGCAGTAACCAGTGATGGAGTGCCAACCAAAGAGGCAGCAATCAAAAATGCCAAAGAGCAGATGTATATCATCTTAAAAAAATGGTTGAATAAAATACATGCAGAGGTAAGAGAGGGCTGTATAGGGGATATTAAAAAGATGGATTATGCATCAGTACGAATTGCAGATTTAGGCCCAATCAGTGATGATTTTTATGGATGGGAGTTAAGCTTTTCAGATGATGAGCCAGCCCATGATATTGTAGATGAGGATGAAGATTATTTTAATTAATAAATCAAAACTAAATGAGCACCAGCATCACAGAGAGGCCAGCCCAATATAGCCATACAAAGAATGAAATCAGGTACCGATTTCTTAGCACCGATTTAACCCCATTAAAGCAATACATAGAGGTAGAACTGTATGCAAGAATAGTAGGTGCAGCCAGTTATACTAAAGTAAAAACATTCAATTTAAAACCCAATCCAGATGGCATTACTTATGTGTATTTGGAGGGCTATATAGATAGCATGCTCAGCTGGGTATTACCAGTAGTAAACACCACATTTACCTCAGCAGCCAATCAAGTGGCACAGTTTTATATCAGATACAGAGAAGTGAGTGAAACAACACCATCACCTGATTGGATAGGTACAGAGGTAGACCATATCCGATTGGCATTAAAAGGGGGAGTAGAGAAACAAAAGTGGAGCAGGAATAACTTTTTTTTATGGCAGGGTAACACCAAATCATTTTATACCTGGGAGCCAACCAATCGATATGTATTCCAAAATCAATTTGCATTTTTATCCTGCTTTATCAAAACAACAGGCACCTATAAATTAACTATAACAGTAAAGAAAATAGGAGTAGATACACCAGTAGTACAACAAACAAACTGCAGCTTTACAGCAGCCTATTTTTATCACTTGAATGTAGGGTTTACACAGCTAGGGGTAAACACCATAGCAGCAGGAGATCCAGTGCATTACTATGAAATCACATTGGTAAATCCATCAGATGCCATTGAGTATGCAGCAGTAAGATTTTATGTAGAGCAGCGGCCATTATATGAATATGTAGATTTTATTTATCACAATTCACTAGGAGGAGTGGGCACCCAAAGAGCCAGAGGAGAGTTAATGATAGGCTTTGATAAAGAAGTACAGCAGATGGATGGATCAATGAGTAACCAGGGATGGAATACAGTAGTAAAATCAGCAGAGAATTACCACAACAATATCAAGAAAGACACCTACAAAGGAGATCTAGGATATTTTGCCAGTAAAGCACACCAGGATAGCTGCCAGGATCTACTCATTAGCCCATCAATATATCAGTGGATGGATGGCAGAATGGTACCGGTACTTAATCTACAGAGGAATGTAAGTTTTAGAAAGACCACAGATAAGGTTTTCAGCTTACCAATTGAGTGGCAGTTAGCATTTGCCAATGCAGTATATACCCCACAAAAAATAGAGTTAGGAATAGGCACAGAAACAGAAACATACTAAAAAACAACTATGCTCCAGGTATCATATAAAGGCCAGTTTTTACACTTAGCAGCAGGCTCACAGGTAGAGATAGAAAAAAGCAGCCCACTGTTTTTAATTGATACTGTATTGGCAGAGTACACCATGCCCATCACACTTAGTTATGATGAGCACAATGCCAAAATATTAGGAGAGGTATTTTTTGAATATGGCATCAAGCAAAAGCAAAAGCTAGAGGTAATATTGTACGATTCTAGCACCATCATAGGTACAGCCACCATGATCATTGATAAGAGCTTAACCAATAATCAGAACAGATCTAGGGGCAATGTGCAGGGCTATTTTTTAACAGGAGCAAGTGAGTTTTTTACAAAGATTAAAAACAAGAAATTGAACTCCTTATTTTTTGGAGGATCACAAAGTTTCAATTTTACCACATGGGATGCATTTGATAGCAGTGATGGATTTTGGCAGCATGTGCATGCAACCTGGGATGGCAGTTATAACTATGTAATGGTACCACACCGAAATGATGGATGGATAGATGGAGAGTTTTTTGATGGATGGGTAAATCAATTAGGCTATGGATATTTGGCAGGTATCCCACAGTTTGAACCAGGGCAGGTAGAAGCCACTAGCTGGGTAGTATTATGGCCCAAATTAAAGTTTGTGCTAGAGCAGTTGTTTACAGAGAATGGATGGAAGCTAGATACCACAGGCATAGGAGATGCAGATTGGCATAAATTATTTTTATATAACCCTACACCCATTAGAACAACTAGAGCAGATGATGTAGCCACAGTAGTACCAGCACTGCAGATTAGTATTTCAGTAAGTGATATGATATCACCAGAGGTTTACTGCTCCGATTTTTTACTATGGGTATGCAAGAGATATGGCTGGGCACCCATATTTGAACCAGATACCAAAACCTGCAGAATCATCTCACTCAAATCATCAGGAGCAGGAGTGGTAAAAGATTTTACAAAGTATGCACCAGCTACAGCAGATAATGATTTTTCAGCAGAGCCCAGGATATTTGCATTTACGAATCAGTTGCCAGAAAATGACAACTATTTACAATCACCCGATTTTACCAATTACACCATTCAACCACCGGTGGCTAGCTTTAATGTATTGCCCACCCCATCAGTAAATTTTGATACATCACTCATATTTTGCTACCTAGAAAATGCCTGGTATAAAATTGAGGTGAATGATGTAGGAGATAGGATTTGGATTAAGCATGCAGATAATGTGTACAATGAGGAGCCAAAGGATTACACAGATGAAATACCAACCGGATTAAGCACCATGCCCACACAGTTATCAGAGTACAGAGAAACAGTGGCAGGGGTAAAATACTATGGATACTTCCCAATTTGCAATCAGCCCAGGAATAAAGAGTGGGGATTGAGGGCCATATTTTTCCATGGTATGGTACTAGAGCAAAATGCAGCAGGAGGAGCAGGCACCATGACCTATCCACATGCATCACCAGTAGCCCAATTACCAGATGGATCTAGTGCAGGAGATTGGAGCAATGTGTACAAGCATTCCAATGGCACCACAGAGGATGGTATCATTAAATTTTGGTGGGAGGAGTGGTTAAGATACATACAAGTACCACAGCAAGTAGAACAGGAGCTCCACTTACCACTGCATGAATTAGCCCAATTAAAATGGGATGATATCATCAATATCAGAAACCAGCCATTTTTAATTAAAAGCTATATACAGCCCATCCCTTACAATGGCATGATAAAAAGTACCCTGCAGCCACTATTGCTCAATGATGTAGATGCAGTGATAACAGATCCAGATGCACCGGTGGTTTATTTGCGAATAGCATTCGAAAATATTACCTCACCATCCACACCATATTGGGATGATTATTTATTGGGAGATGTAGTAGTGAGAGCCTACTCAGATTTAGCAGGTACTATACCATATAATGCAAATGGATTAGTGATCAGGGCCTATGCAGAAATAAATGCAGTAGGAATAAGTATTACCAATCAACCTACAGAAAGCTTTGTATTAACTGGAGCAGTAACCACTTTAAAGCCATACATGAAACAGGGTACCACACCAGGCACTACACTACAGTATATCATGAACTACTTTTTAGAGCCATCTAGCACATATATCATTATTTAAAAAATGCTATTTTTAGATAAATAATGATCAATATGAAAAAAACGATCGTACTAATATTGCTTTGCTTTTTGGCATTAAATACAAGCTACTCACAGGATGCAGATTTATACTTTAGAGATCAGCAGTTAAAGAAGCAAGAAGATGATAAGGTTATTGCAGATTGGCCATTGGATCCCAAAACAAAGCAGATCCTATTTAGCGAAGTAATTAATGTAGATAATGCTAATGCTAAAGAGCTTTACAGCAGAGCCAAATTATTTGTGGCAGATGCATATAAAAGCAGTAAATCTGTAACAGACTTAAATGATGATGAAGCGAAAATAATTTTGATTAAGCCATCAATGAAAGTCCGTATAAAAGATTTTTGGGTTAATGATGATTACTATGTTCAATACCAATTAAAAATAGAGTGTAAGGATAACAAGTATAGATATACTATTGAGGGCCATTCAATACTAATTCCAATAAGAAGTTCAGGGGCTGATATATCATATTCTTTTTTAGAAAAAAGGCCATCAATGTTTTCAAAAAAATCATGGATTGGGGCCCAAAATAGTGCTATTATAGATACTCAGATTCTTATTAAGGTTCTAAAATCATCAATGAGTAAACCAAACTCAGATTTCTAAAAATATTTTAAACTTTTTTTGCTAATCAATTTGCTAACTGCTCAATATTGTAAAAATCAATTATTGGCACGTTTTTGGTAATTAGTAAGCAATAAAGTGAGCAAAACCCATTTTGCAGATTGATGTTTACTGCATAAAATTGTAATGCGTAAACATCATAATATTAAATGGAGCAAACTCCACACAAAAAGTTAAGAGCCTTAAATAAAGGGCAGCTGAGCCGATTAGATCGGTACTCTTTCCTCGTGCTCCGCATTAGGTTGTTTACGCAGCAGCTGCCTACTTTTTTAATTCTAAATTTTCTAAAATGCGTAAACAGAAAAGAGTTGAACAGGAGCAAATTAATGCAACTGAAAATGGCTGGGTAAGCCAGTACACCATGCCCAAAAAGCTTAAAAAATGGGAGATTGATGAAAAAACCCCACTACTAAACAAGCTTAAAGAGGCTAATCCATCCATGCAGGTAACAGTAGTGCATCACAATGGTATTTTTGCTGTAGTAGTTCACTTTGAAAATCACTGCTTTTGTGATTGCCATTGGTGCCTAACAGAAGCAGATGCAGCCATTGCTTTAGGGCTGCTAGAAATTCAAAAACAGTTCAAGAAATTTGTAGAGCCACACGATTTTTTCTAAAGCCAATTTTTTACGGACAAATTTTGTCCAAAGCCATCCTAACTCAATAGGGTGGCTTTTTTAATTATATTTGGAGTAAATCATATATAAATGAGTGAATCAAATAATCAAAACACATCCTACTCAATCAATGGGTTAGAAAGAATCTTAAATTCTGCTATCAATTTTATATTTTATTACAGATTGGTAGTAGTAGTGATTGCAATAGTTTTTTTAATCATTTCTGCTGTTTCAATTTCGAATAGTTCAACCGATAACGATAAACTAAAAAATATTTCAATAGTTCTAGCATGTGGATCTGTTGTAATTGGTATTTTTTATTCAGTTATTAACTATGAGCACTCCCAGATTAAATTTAGGCATGATATAAAAGCATCTCGCAATTCTTTATCATTCAATGCTGCAAGTGAATGGTTTAAACCATCTATGGTAGAGAATCTTAAAATAACTAAGGTTTTATATGTGCAGCATAGGCACTTAATTGATGAGAATAAAGCAGCAGAATTCTCAAAAATATTAGACGAAAATGAACAAGCTAGGTCTGCTCTTGTTTCTATATTTAATTATTTAGAATGCATTGCAATTGCAGTTAATGAAAACATTTTAGATGAAAGCTTTATGAAAAAGTACTTATCTGGGGTTTGCGTTAATTACATTATTGACTATGGATTCTACATCGATTACAAAAGAAATGTTAATAAATCAGCACAGATTTGGATTAATTTCACAAATTTGGCTCGAAAATGGCAGGATTAAAAGTATAAGTAATCACAATTATTGCAACAGAATGCACGTTTTATTAAATCAAGACCTATATTTACTCAAGAATCTAAAAAACCGCTAACATGAAACAGGGCAAAAAAAATCAAATTATTAAAGAAGCTAGTGGATGGTAAACTTTTAAAAAAATTAATATAAGGGGGCTTTTTAGCCCCCTTTTTTATTGTCCTAAATCGACTGCATTAGCACAGTTAATTTTAAGCTATGCAAAAGATTAAAGAGTGGCTATCTGGTAAGCAGAATTTTATCATTGGGAGGGCAATTTACAGAGCCATGATTAGTGCAAATGATGATTTAATCCAATTGCTTGATCAAGGATACAGCCAATACACACATCAAAAGTTGGTTAATGCAATGCAGGCCCATTTAGAGCCACCTGCAGCCATTGCAGAAATCACTGTAGAGGATAGATTAAATTATTACCCAACGGTTTGGATGGATGAAGATTTAGACCAACCATTAATGGAATTAACCTCATTAGTGCCCAGTAAACCTCAAGTAGATCAATTTGTGGTAAAAGCACTTGAAAAAGAGTGGCAAATACCTTATAAAAAGATGCAGTACCTGATTGCACAGCTTGATCAGTTTGGAGAGGCTAATGATCCTGCAGCAATAGCATCCAGAATGGATTTAGCAGGGCAAATTTTAGAACTAGAGCAGCAGGTGAATAGTGTATGGGCTAAAAAGGATGAATATGAAAAAACAGGGCATTTATCTGCTGCAGTAGATGATTTAGAAATACCTACTGATCCAATTCAACTAGCAGAGCTCATTAATCGAATTAAAAAAGGCATTCGAAACAATAAAACCAGGATGCAGCAATTTCCTGATAAAGCTACTTATGCAGAGAAGTATCAAACTTATAAAATGCAATATTTTAAAGTAACCGGTAAACACTATCAAGATAAAGTATGAATACAAAAAATATTTATGCAAGTATCCAACGGAAACTAAGACCAGAAACAACTTTAGAAGTACTTAGAGCATACATCATTGCAGATGGAGTGGGTATTACATTAACAGCGGAACAGGAGGAGCAAAAAGAAATCATTGATTTTACTGATGAACAAATCAGGCAAAAGCAAGGGCAATTAAAGCGGTATGATATTGCTAAAATAATTGCTAATCGATTTGAGATTACCCCTAGAACTGCACAGCGTTACATACAGTTAGCTGAGGAGTTATACAGCAGCTCTGCTCCACTTAATAAAAAATATAAAATTCAATTAAGGATTGAGTTTTGCGAACAGCAGCAACAAATTGCCATGCTGCAAAATGATCATGATGCTGTAGTAATGTTTGAGAGGTGCATTCAAAAATACATTGAGATGTATCCAGAGGTTAAAGTTACCAGAACACGCAGGCAGCAAACTTTTGTATTACCTGGTACTGTTTTAGAAAATACATCATCTATTGAGGATGCTGTTGAAATTCTCACATCTGAAACCGATTTGGACAATGAGCAATGATGAGGAGAAAATAATAAAGCTTACCAAATCTCAGGCTTTATTAAAGTTGGTTAACCCAAATGTATGCTATGCACTATGGCCCAGGGCTGCTGGTAAAACCAATGCAATTGGTGATAGGGTAGAGCATCTGAGTGAAACCATGCCACGTTCTCAAATACTGCTTTTCTCAGATACTTTTAAACGATTAGAGGAGCGTATTGTACCCAATATCCTGGGCTATTTTCAAAATGAGATTGGCTTAATTGAGAATGAGGATTTTGTTGTTTTCAAAAAGCCACCAGAGCACTTTGATAAACCCATCACCCCACTAAAAGTATTTGATCATGTGATTACTTTCTCATCAGGTTTAGCCCTATGCTTAGCATCTCAGGCAGTACCAGGATCTGCCAATGCTTACAATGCTCAGGCAATGATTGTAGATGAAGCAAAGTACTGTAAAGAGCAAATCATCAACACTGAGGCCCTACCTGCTTTAAGAGGTGCATTTGATACTTTTGCCCATCTACCTGAATATCGTTCTCATTGGTATTTTACTGATAAGTTTGGAGAGAATATTGCATGGCTATTGGCAAAGAAAAGGTTATCAGATCCAAAGAAAATAAAAGCAGTAATCACTCTAGCATTGGAGGTAATTAGATTAGAGGAAAAAGTTAAATCATATAAAAGCACTCATCAGCAATATGAGAACCTGCATAAAATTAAACCACTATCAGACCTGTTAGAGAAAGCCAGGAAAGAATTGGTATTTTATTCTGATGCTGCACCTTATGAGAATTTGCAAAATCTAGGTGAGAAATACTTTAGGGATTTGAAAAGAGATCTTACCCCTTATGAATACAGTATATCTGTAGAGAATAAAGATCCGGATAAAGCAGAGCACAGCTTTTATCCTGCACTATCAGGAGTGCAGCACTACCACAATATTGAGCATGATGTAGATAAGAGTGCACCACTTATCATAGCACTAGATTATAACTGGAGGATAACACCAATGGTAGTAGCTCAGTTTAGTAAGATGCCTGATCAAGCATACACCACATTAAACATTGTGGCTGCTATACATACACTGCATCCATCTGGTGGCATAGAGCTAACAGTGAATGCATTTACTGAATACTTTAGAGAGCATCCTAATAAGCATGTGTACTTTGTTTACGATCATACTGCAGTAGGTAAGCGGCCTGATGGTGCAACCTTTGCAAAGATTGTATGCAGTGCATTGCAAACTGCAGGCTGGAGCTTTACTGAGTGCTACATGGGGCAGGCACCACACCATGATATAAAGTTCGAACAGTTCAAAAAGCTGATGAGTAATAATGCTGATATGGCTATCCGTATCAACAGGATAACTGCTGCACCTCTCATCACATCAATGGAGAATGCTGCTGCAGTGATGAGTATGGGTAAGACCAAAAAGGATAAGAGCCAGGAGAAAAATCTAAGACTAGATCCCATTGCTCAAACAGATTACTCTGATGCATTTGATCAGTTGTTATGGGCAGTGCTAGAGTTGAAGCTGGTGAAGCATGGCCCAGTGTTTACTATGCCAATGCTAGTGAGATAGGGGCAGCACAGGGCCTTTCATATTTCTATGCAATGCCTAGAGGCATTGCCTCAGCGTACAGGCCGCGCAGTGCCATCGAAAAGAGTGGCATTTTTTATTTTATCAAATTGATATTCAATTATTTGCAATTCATTGTCTTATACTTTATAAATATTCATATTTATTTTTCGGTATCATTTACTAGATCATGCTATGAAAAAAAATCAGCTTAAAGCTTTAAAGAAATTAGCAGAGCAGCTGCCTGTTACAAAAGAATTACAGAAATATTCTATTGCTGTGCAGGGCTTTGAAATTAATGCAGATGAGTATGATCCTGCAGTAACACCCATTGAAGCAGAGGCATGGTATAAGCAAGGTGGGCACTTTAGATTGGTAGATGTAGAACATTTTAACCGATTAAAAAAAGCATATGCCAGGAATAAAGAGCAGGGCCTGATAGATTATATTGAATGGGTAGACCGTAACAATAAAAAAGTGAATGAGATGTTTGAGGAGATGGAGATGGAAAGGGTATCTGCAGAACTGATGGCCATTGCAAAAAAAGGTAAAAGCAATTTTTGGAGCAACCTCATCAACTTTCTGTTTGCATTCATAGCCATATTTAAGCCGGATAAAAAAGTAGCATGAGTTACATCAAGTGGAAAAATAAAAGAGCATTTACCAAAAAAAATAAATCCTCCAAAGGTGGTGTAGGGAGGATTTATAAAGTGATCAATAAAAATAGAGATAAAGCTATCAGCAGATTCTAAATTTCAACTGCTCCACATCAATAAAATAGGCTCCTATTCGCTTGTTATATGTTTCAGTCATTACTGCAGAGGAGTGGCGGTTTTGTAGCTGCTGCCATTTTAAATTATTCATCCCTTTATTATTGATTAAATACTCAATATTCCCAGTATGTTTTAGTGCATACAAATCTTTATTGATGCCGATTTTATCCTTTACCTTTTCTCTCCATCTAGCAGATGGATTATTCTTTGATAACATTCTCTCTCCTGGTAAGTAGTTATCAGAAAAAATATAATAATGATCAGGGTACTGTGAAAGATTTAGCTCTTTAATTTTTTCCATCAGTGGTGGTACAATTTGCACATAAGATGCCTTACCATTTTTGGTTTGCCCTTTCTTAAATCGAATTACCTCTCTCTCCATTTCAATATCAGCCACTTTTAATCTTAATAATTCAACTGGCCTAGCCCAGGCATAGTAAACGAACAATAAAAACCTGATAAAATCATGCTGATTGGCAGCCCTTAACTCAGTAAAAATCTGTTTCATTTCACTATCAGTGATGGGCTCAAATCTTATATGAGCATCAGCAGCCATTGGCTTATCTTTTAACCTTGCTTTAGTGAGTAGTTTAAATGGATTCTGCTCTGTTAATTGCTCCTCTATGGCCCTATCCCAGAACATGGCTAAATGGCTGATAGTATTGTTTACCGTTTTGGGTGATAGATCTCTTTCATTCAGCATCCAATCTTTGAATGCTTTGGCATCTGATAAACTAAAATCAAACATAGAGCTCTGCAGGAGTGAGAAAAATTCACAGTACAAAAGCAATCTATTTTGCATCTCCTGGTAGCTATTCATTTGGCTCTTTGTTGCATTGATAGTCATCAGTGATACAATATGCTCCAGTTGAGATTTGATTCCCATGAATGGCTGCAGATGCACATCAGCTCTCCTCTTTGCAGTGAATGGATTAAATCCTTTAGCTAATTTATCAGCCACAAATTTTAGGGCCTCAGTACCATAAATTAATCGATCAGATAGATCCTTAATCTTGTTGATGCCCAGGTACTCTTTAAACCTTTTGAATTGATGTACTGATCCTGGATAGAGGTAGTAGAATTCAATGTACCAGCGTTTTTTAATATTCTTGTTTGCAGTGTAGAGTTTTAAACTCTTGTAGGGTAAAGTGATACTCATATGATGTCTTTTAGTTTTAAAAGCATCAAGCATCAAAGATTGCAGCGGAGGTTTAGATTGATACAGAGCAGAGGTATTATTCGCCTCACTATTCGCCCCACTATCTTTTCTTTTTGGCTCAAACACAGGCTGCTGCTGTGTTTGAGTTGTAGCCGGTACGGGAATCGAACCCGTCTTTGCCCCGTGAAAGGGGGCTGTCCTAACCGATAGACGAACCGGCCATGGTTTTATCTTTCGGGTTGCAA